ATCAAGCGCACCCACGACGGGCGCTATCAGGCGGTGGCCGACGAGGGCCAGAACGGCTTTGACGCCTCCAAGGCGGCGACGTTCCTGGAAACGGTGTACGAGCCCGCCTTCACCACAGAGCCGTAATCAAAACGCACACCGCTGCCGGTGATACGCCGGTAGGCGGTGTGCGTTTTCTGAAGGAAGGTGACACGGATGGCGATGGAAGCCCTGAAGAGAAACGGGCACAACCTGCATCTTGATGGATTTGAGACGGTTGGCCCCTATGGCATCCCGTCCCTGGAGCCCGTCAAGCTCGACGGGACGTTTCCCTTTATTCCATTCAACTGCGCAAAAACAAGCACTGTGCGCGCCGGACTGGGCGTGCATTTTTTTATCGACGATTATCTCTTTGAGCGCGTATGGCATGATCCTGATCGGTACGCGCAGATGCTTTCGGATTTCCGCGCCGTGATGTCGCCCGATTTCAGCCTGTTTACCGACTATCCCGTAGCGGTGCAGATCTACAACCACTGGCGCAAGCACCTGCTGGGCGCGTACTGGCAGCGGCTGGGCATGACGGTGATCCCCTCGATCTGCTGGAGCGACGAATCGTCGTTTGCCTGGTGCTTTGACGGCGAACCGGTGGGCGGCATCGTCGCGGTATCTTCCGTAGGCGCTCAAAAAAGCCCGGCGGCCCGGAAGCTGTTCCTCTGCGGTTACCGGGAGATGATGCGGCGGCTGAGGCCGGGGAAAATCCTCTTCTTCGGCGATGTGCCTGACGGCTGTGAGGGAAATCTGGAGCATCATCCCGCCTATTACGCCGCGCTTGCCCATGCGCGCAAAAAGAGGTAAGCTATGGGCGGACGAGGCGGAAGCAGCCATCGCAATTCCAGCGGGATCATGGGCCGCATGCCCAACCGTCCGGGCTTTTTGCATTTTGGCAGCCAAAGCGCCGCGGCCATCTGGCATGAAGCAAACAGCTTTAGCTGGGAGCAGTGGACCCGGATGCTTTCGGACGCGGAGCGGCAGGGCATTCAGTGGTACACGGGCAGCTGGTATTCCTCCATGAACACGGACCTGCGCGAGGGCAACCCCTCTTCGGCGGACGTTCAAAGGCTCATCGATGGCGCGACCAGCGGCCTCGCGAAGTGGAAGACGGCCCAGGATATGGTCACGTTTCGCGGCGCGAACCTGCACTGGACGGCCAATCTGCTCGGCGGTACGGAGGCGCAGATGTCTGACGCGGCCTTTCTGCGCAGCAGAATCGGCAAAACGGTAACGGACAAGGGATTCATGTCCACCGGCACACACGAGGACAGCGCATGGTATGCGGATGTAAAGTACACCATCTTCACAAGGAAGGGCGTCCAGGGCATGTATGTGGATCCCATCTCGATGAACAAGGGTGAATATGAATTCCTGTTCAACCGCGATACCGAGTTCAAGGTACACATGATCCGAACCAACAGCAGCGGCCAAATCATCGAATTGGTGCTGGAAGCGAAGAAATCCAAAAAGTAAGGAGCCGGAGCCATGAAAGAGATTGCAAAAACATTTCTGGCGGCGTCCCACGCCGCTCCGTGGGTGCGCGACGAAAGCGCCCGCGCACTGGTAAACTTTGTGTACGAAGGCGGCGTCTGGGATGCGCACGCGAGGGAAAAATACCCGTTCATCCATAAGAAACCTTCCCAGGAATGGAGCCTGGATGATGTCTTTGCCTACCTGACATTCATCGTCGTCGTGGACAGGACGAACGAAGGCTGCATCGACAGTCACATCGCGGATGGCACCGTCGCCGGGTTGCTGCGCCGCTATCTGGAACTTGTGGAGGTGGAAGGATGATCACCTGTACCCTGAACGGAAAAAAGTACACCGTGGATTTCATCACCGGGCGCGCGCTGCGGGAGATGGAACCCGCGGCAAAGATGTACAGCCGCATCGTCGCGCTCTCGAATGCCGCCCTCAAGGGCGAGATGCCGCAGGATGCCAAAGAACTGTCCATCGGCGAGGCCATGGACGTGATGATTCGCTGGTTCTGCATCCTGTTCGGCAACCAGTTCACGCCCGACGACGTGCTGGATCATTACCCGGTGGACCGGCTCATGCACGACATTGCGCTGGCACTCATGGCCGTGCAGACACAGACGACCAGCATTTTGGATGAGTTCCCTACGAAGGCAGCGAAGACGGAAGCCCCGGCGGCGACCGCCTGACGCTGCCTGATTTCATCTATTCTACCTACAACAGCCTTCTGGAAGGCGGCTGGCGGATGGACGAGATCGACCGGATGGATCTGCCCGGGTTTCTCAGGATCCGTGCGTGGAACGCAAGGCGGGAGGAGGAAAAAAAGAAACCCCGCCGACGCTGTATCGACGAGGTGTGGCCGGATATGAAGCCGTGAAGCTCATTCGGACAGAAACAGGGCCCTGAAGCTGTCCTGGCGCTGGTGCAGTATGCGGACGACTAGCACTGCGCTCTCCATGCACACATAGAAGACGCAGTAGTTTTCGCAAATCAGATACCGGTACTCGGTGTGAACCGCGATCAGCGCATCCAGCGGCTTGCCGCGACCGGGGGGGTGGTCCAG